CGTTCTGGACGTAGCGAGACCAGTCTTGAAGAAATGACTGCTGGATCAGTTGCATCAGTAGCAATGCCCATGGGTAAAGTAATCAAACGTGAAAGCGGGATTACTAAGGGCATCAAGAAAAAGATGGTTGACGAAGGTGAACTCAGCGAAAATGATTTAATCTTAGTTCCAGGTCAAATGAGTAAGCGTTCAAAAGGTTTTGTTAGCAAAGACCGCAATGAAATGGAACGCATTGAAATGGCAAAGAGCGATGTAGTTCAATCTGTTAAAAGTGCTACAGCAATTTTTAGTATTCTAAAGAATAGTGATGATGAGATTGAAGGCTGGGTACAAGAAAAACTTGCCAAAGCAGAAGATTATCTAGACACCGTACGTGAATATTTAGAAGGTAAGAGTATGCCAGCAGAAGGAATGTCTGCCGGAGTTCGTATGCAACGTGCATTACAACGTGAAAAAGAAAAGCGTGAACGTAGTGAGCGTTATGCTGAAAAACATTTCCCAATCGGTAAGAAACCAGAACAGAATACTGAGCCACAAAAAGAAGTTAAAGAAGATGACAAAGCGGTTGATGACTTCTTAGCACGTGGTGGTAAAATTCAATATGGAAAATCACAAAAAGGTCCTAAAAAGCCTGGCTTGAGTTATGCTAGTAAACACATCGGTGGTTCCGGTGACAAAATGAAAATGAGCAGAACAGGTTTTGGTACAAAATCTGCAGGAAATAAACCAGTAGTAACTGCTGAAGGCTCTACTGATTGGATGGATGACATGAGAGCAATGGCTCATAAAATGGCTCCACAAGATAAAATGCGTGAGAGACAAGCAGAACGTGATGCACAAGCAAAAGCAGAACGTCAACAAAAAATACAACAAGACATTGAAAATCTTCCAGATTTAATATCACAATTTAGAGATATGAAATCTGAATATGAATCAATGGGCGGTAGTAATTGGCAGTATGCTGACAACGAACAAAACTTAAGTGATGAAGAACGTAAAGCACGTGGCATGGAAACATCAATGCGTCAATTAGCAGATAGAATTCACACAGCTAAAAAAGCAAGTGAAGGATTAGCAGAATCTAAACCTGACTTTGCAAAAATGTTCAATAAGAAAATTGGTAAACACAATGCCGCAGTAGTTAAAACTAAAAAAGAAATCGGCACTAGAGTTGCTGATATCGGTCCTGGTGGCAAAGAATACAATGTCAAAACTGACAAAGAGTGGGATAAACAAAAAGGCGTTACAGAAGTTGCACCTCCGGGAGCTAAAGCAGAACGCATGGTAAAGCATATCAAAAAGAGTTATAATAAAGATGGTAAGATAACACCTAAAGAGAAAAGTATTGCTTATGCTACTGCATGGAAAGCACACAACAAAGGTAAAGTTGAAGAACAAGGTGTGGCGGAAGGCTCTGAGTCAAAAGATACTCTGATATCGACCCTAAATTCTTTTGGGTACTACACGGACGACAGTCGTGTTTATGTAAATGACGACGGTGATAAAATTGTTCGTGTTGGTTCTGAATGGAAACATCAAAGTGGTAAACGGGGTCGTGGTGCAGAAGAATTAGGAGATTTTCTTAGTTCTAATCAAGGTGTGGCGGAAGGCAGCATGTATGGGGATGAAGAAGTGAGTTGGGAAAAAGGTGGAACAAGAGCCCCAACAGGCGCATTTAGAAATCCTGCTGTCAAAAAAGTTGTGTTCAGTGGTACAGGTGATGATGGCGGCAAATACGAAGTCATCCAATCTGGACCAGATGACTACATGATTCACGCTAACGACAAACACATTGATACTTACCCAAGTCTACAAAGAGCAATGAGCGTTCTTAAGAATGAAGTATCAGGATTAAAGAAAAGTGTAGACGAAGAAAGCAAAGGTCTATGGGCTAACATACATGCTAAACGTGAACGTATTAAACAAGGTAGTGGTGAAAAGATGCGTACACCAGGTAGCAAAGGCGCACCAACAGCAGATGCATTAAGAAAGTCAGCAAAATGAAAATAACAGAACTATATGAAGGCGCAGAGCCAAGACTACCCGGAGCAGTGTCAGGCATTAGTATAATGACACCACAACAATTTACAGGTGTTGAAGATGAACAAGAAGTTGATGAGGCAACTGCACTACCAGCACAACAGCGTGAGTTAGGTGGACAAGAGTTTCAAGACTACATGACACGTATCAAGGGTACTGATGATATTGACAAGAAGACTGGTCAAGTTAAAGTAGACAAAAAAGGTATTGCAAAATATACAACGGGCAAAACTAAAACTGACAAGTACAAGATGCCTTATATGCATCGTAGTAGTGTTATCGAATACTATGATGAAGCTGGTAAAAGATTCAAAGAAGAAGCAGTTATTGAAGCATTAAAAACTCGTCCAAAGAAGTTACTAAAGCAAAACGAAAAGATGAAGCATAGTAACGGTGACTTAGAACAATTCTTTAACGTTGGCTTTGCCGCATTGACTGGTGTTGCAGTAGATGAAGCTACAAACAAACTAATCATTGTTAATACATGTCCAGGCGCTGGTAGTTGTAAAGTAGATTGCTTTGCAATGAAGGGCGGTAAAGTACAGTTCAAGGCTGCTTGGTTAAGTGATGGCAGAATATTAACATTCTTGTTGAATGATCCAAGTGGTTTCTTTCAAACACTAAGTTCAGAAATTTCTAAAGAAGAACAATTGGGTAAGAAGGGTGGCTATGCAGTTACTATTCGTTGGCATGATGCTGGTGACTTCTTTAGCCCAGAATACTTAGACTTAGCATTAAATATGGCTGCACAACATCCTGATGTTAAGTTCTATGCTTACACTAAAATGGCTGGAGCCGCACTAGGTCAAAAACCACCTAACTTCATTATCAACTGGAGTGAAGGTGCTAATACTACGCAAGAGAAACAAGTTAAAGCACAGGATCCTACATTAGCGTCTACTAAGAACAGTCGTATTGTTCCAGAAAATCTATTCTATGACTTGTTAGCAAAAGATGCTAAGGGCAATCTAGCAAAAGGTGCTGCCGGTCAATGGCAAGTTGCTAGCCCAGAAGCATTACGTGAATTGAAACAACGTTTAGCAACAGCATATGGAATCAGTATAAGTAGCATATTATCATATGATGAATACATGGCTAAAGGCAAAACTACAGGATTACAGTACAACGTTATTGTTGCACCTGGCGAGGGTGACGTAAGCGCAAACGATCCGGGCGTACTTAGTACTTTATTACTGAGACACTAAAGAACTACACATTATTTTATTTAGGGATTTAAATATAAATGGATAGGACTGTATTTGACTTCTATAATAGATTCAAAGGCAACCCACCAACTAAATAAAAAAAGGATTAACATGTTAGCAGACAATTTAAAAGTATTATTAGCTTCAACAGAAACATTTTCATTGAAGTCACGCAATTTTCATTGGAACATTGAAGGTAGCGATTTCCCACAATATCACAGTTTCTTCGGAGACTTATACAGTGAGACATACGGCACAGTAGATAGAATTGCAGAGTATATCAGAGTATTAGATAGCTATGCACCAGGTAGTTTAACTCGTTATAATGAGTTAACAATCATTGAAGACCAAACAAAGATTCCCCGTGCTGAATTAATGTTTGTTGAATCGTTGCAAGATTGCATGAAAATGATTGCATTAGTAGTTGGAATGTTTGATGTTGCTACAGCAGAACGTCAACAAGGTATTGCTAATTACATGGCTGAATTACAAGACTTATATGCTAAAAGAGCTTGGATGATTCGTAGCATACTTAAAAAAGAACGAGAGTAAATACTACATGCGACTCAATGAATTTTCATCTTCACTAAACAAGTACAAAGCAACTGTAAAGGTTGAGGGTAACTCAGTTAGGACGATAATTCATGCTGAGTCGCAAAGTCACGCAAGAATGTTATTGGGTAAAATGTTTGGCAAAGATAATGTTCAGTCAATCACCTCTGAATCAAAAATAAATATAGACGAAATTGAATTTTTATTGGAATCTGCTATAGGCAATTTGTATATAGGTGATATAAAAATTACAATAGATAGCCATGCAATAGAACAAGTATACCTAAGAAAAATTAATCCTAATCTAGTAGATTCTTTATTAAAGAAACTACCAAAAATACAAGACCAACTTTTACAAATGACGGCAGCATCAAAAGTTTGGGTTAAAGATTCAGATTCTGGTCTTAGTATTGGTCTTAGAAGAAACAATGATAGGACTATTGAATTTCAATTAAAAACTGCATTTTTAAATAGAACATATGACAGTGAGACCCCGGAAATTGTAATATGAACCCAAACGATTACCCCGTATACCCCGAGGACGATGGAACGGATAGACCCCGTAATCCATATAGTCCCGTCTAAGAACACACCTACCTTAGGACCGTGTGGCCCGGCTGCTGGGCTGAATAGTAACTACTCGCTATGGTGAAATTCTAAAGTGAGCTTTTTCAGATAAATACTTACTTATGAGAGCAAATGAATTCCTACGTGAGAGTCCTGAAAGCGAATTAGCTAAAAAGCTACCTTCGCTGAAGAAGTTCGACTATGATACCATAGACAGATTAATGACTAAGGTGTCAGAGAAACACGGGATAACTGGTAAAAAATTACATGACTTGTTTGTTAAGAAGTATGGAAATACTCCTGATACTTGGGTTAAAAAATTAGATGAAGCGTCATTAGCAGACATGCGTAGAGCACTAGCGCAAATGGACAAAACTGACACTGTTAACCAAAAAGTTTATCGTGGTTTTGGTGAATATGAACTAGAAAAGAAAAAACAAGAAAAACTTGACAAAGAACGTGCATCAGAAAAGCGTCATCGCATATCATCCAAACCCTGGCCAATGCAAATGCGTGAGTCAGTAGAAATGAATGACGAAGAACGTGACGCACATATCTATGAATTCATTGAATGGTGTTATAAACTATTAAACATCAAAAACCCACCCCGGTTTGAATTAAGCTATGATACGGAAGAAGCACAAGGTAATCACCATACAGGCGCACATGCTGGTAACAGCATTTGGGTGTATGTAAAGAATCGTAATTTAGTTGATATATTAAGAACGGTTATACATGAACTTACACATCAACGTCAAACCGAACTTGGTATGATTAAACCAGAAGATAGCTATCCAGGTAGCCCAATAGAAATGCTTGCTGATATGGTAGCAGGAAAATACATCAAAGTCTGGGGCAAGAAGCACCCAGAAATCTTTCAATAAGGGTAATTTAACCTTAATCACGCAAAGTCATTGACTTCTTTACTGAGTAGTGTATAATAACTACTTTACTAAGGAAATCAAATGGAACCTAAACTTTTCAGCGGCGATCAAAAAATCAAATTAACACAAATTATCAACGAAGGCATGCAAGTCATGCACGAAGTTGAAACACTAAACGGTGGACTTTCGGACACCATCAAAGCAGTAGCAGAAGAATTAGAAATAAAACCTAGTGTACTTAAGAAAGCTATTCGTATTGCACACAAAGCAGAATTCGGTAAATCACAACAAGAGCAAGAATTACTTGAAACAATTTTGACTGCGGCAGGTAAAACACTTTGAGTTATGTGGATGCAATACATTCGAGGGACGATGATAAAATATTTGTCGTAGAGCGTGATAAGAATGGTAAGCGTCACTACAATGAGTTCCCCGCCAACTACGTTTTCTATTACCCAGATAACAAGGGTAAGCATCGTAGTATATATGGCAACCCAGTAAGCAGATTCAGCACACGCAAACGTGCAGAGTTTGAAAAAGAACGTAGAATACACGGTGGTAAGGAACTCTTTGAGAGTGACGTTAACGTAGTATTCCGCTGTCTCAGTGAAAACTACTTGGGTGTTGACGCACCTAAACTACATACTTGTTTTTTTGACATTGAAGTAGACTTTGACCCAGAGAAGGGCTTTAGTCCAACTAGTGACCCATTCAATCCAGTAACTGCAATTACTTGTTACTTAGATTGGCTTGACCAATGTATTACATTATGCATTGCGCCCAAGCATATGAGTGAAGAAACAGCATGGGAAATCACACGTAAGTTTGAGAATACATTACTTTTCAAAAGTGAAAAGGAAATGTTTGATACATTTTTTGAATTGATTGAAGATGCGGATGTGTTAACTGGTTGGAACTCAGAAGGATATGACATACCCTACATGGTTAATCGTGTCACACGTGTGATGAGTAAAGACGATACACGTAAGTTCTGTTTAATGGGTCAACTACCCAAGCCAAGAGAATATGAACGATTTGGTAAGTCAGAACAGACTTATGATTTAGTGGGTCGTATTCACATGGATTATCTTCAACTTTATAAGAAGTACAATTACGAAAGTCGCCATAGCTATAAATTAGATGCTATTGGTGAAATGGAAGTTGGTGAAAACAAAACACAATATGAAGGTACTCTTGACCAATTGTATAACAAGGACTGGGAAAAGTTCTTAGAATACAACAGACAAGATACCATGTTGTTAGTTAAGATTCACAACAAACTTAAATTCTTAGATTTGGCTAACGCATTGGCACATGAAAACACTGTACTGTTACCAACAGTTATGGGTTCAGTTGCAATGATTGAAATGGCTATCTATAATGAAGCGCATGAGCGTGGATTAGTTGTACCAGATAAAAAACGGAGAACAGAAAATGCAGATGAACCACAACAGGCAGCAGGTGCCTATGTTGCTACGCCGAAAAGAGGCATGCACGAATACGTCGGAGCAGTTGACATTAACTCACTATACCCCTCGGTTATCAGGGCACTCAACATGGCGGGCGAGACTATTGTTGCCCAAGTCAGACAAACAGTAACTGACCAATACATGAAAGACAAGGGTCTTAGATTAGCACAAGAAAAGAAACGTTACAAAGAAGGTGACGATGATGTAGGTGGTGCTATTCTATGGGAAGGTTTGTTTGGTGCGTTAGAGTATACTGCGATTATGAACCAAGAGCGTGGTACAATGCTTATTGTTGATTACGAAGATGGTCGTAGTGAAGAAATGTCTGCGGCTGAGATATGGAAATTGGTGTTCGACAGTCACAAGCCCTGGATGCTTAGTGCGAATGGTACAATCTTTACATACGAGAAAGAGGGTGTAGTACCTGGACTATTGTCTCGTTGGTACTCGGATCGTAAAGCAATGCAGAAGAAACTACGTGAATCAACTACTGATGAAGACCGTGATTATTGGGATAAGCGTCAGTTAGTGCGTAAGATTTTATTGAACTCTGCATATGGCGCACTATTGAATGAACATTGTCGTTTCTATGACAAGCGTATCGGGCAATCAGTTACTCTATGCGGTCGTCAAATTGTTCGTCACATGATGAGCCAAATCAATGAATGTGTTGCCGGTGTATATAGCCATGAAGGAGATGCAATTGTTTATGGTGATACTGATAGTTGTTATTTCAGCGCATACAGTGTATTGAAGCCTCAGATTGATGCAGGTGAATTGTCTTGGGACAAAGACATGTGTATTGGTCTATATGATTCAATTGCAGACGAAGCAAACGCAAGCTTCCCTAGCTTTATGGAAAAAGCATTCCACTCACCACGCAAAAATGGTGAAATCATTAAAGCTGGTCGTGAACTGATCGGTGATCGTGCTATTTTTATTACAAAGAAACGCTATGCTATCAATATCTTTGATAAAGAGGGCAAGCGCAAAGATAAAGACGGTAATCTAGGTGATGTAAAAGCTATGGGTCTTGACTTGAAACGTGCTGACACTCCCAAATACGTACAAGAGTTTTTAATGAACGTATTGAAAATGGTTATTCAAGAGGGTAAAGGTCGTGATGAAGTTATTGACTCTATCAAAACATTCAAACGTGAATTGAGTAAGCAAGATAGTTGGACAAAAGGTTCACCTAAGTCAGTTAACAAACTAACAATGTATGGTGACAAAGAAGCAAACAGCAAAAAGGGTAGAGAGAACATGCCCGGTCACGTGCGTGGTGCATTGAATTATAATTATCTACGCAAAGTGCATGGTGACAACTATAGCCAGAAGATTGTTGATGGTATGAAGGTAGTAGTTTGCAAACTAAAACCCAATCCATTGAACTTTACTTCAATTGCTTACCCAACAGATGAACTACGACTACCTAAATGGTTCACAGAATTGCCCTTCGATGATGAGGCAATGGAAAAGACGTTAGTAGACGAAAAGATTGATAACTTATTAGGTGTACTAGAATGGGACTTACGTAGTAGTACCATTGTTAGTAATACATTTGATGATTTGTTTTCATTCGGTTAAATTGCTATTGCAATTCGCAATAAATTCCGCTATAATACACAGATAGCATTCCTAAATACATACACAAGGAGATAATATGAAGGATAATTTACAAGATTTGATTGAACACACACATGGTTTGGGTGTAATTGATTTGATTAAGATTTCTGGTACAGATACAGAAACAAAGATTGCCGCAGTTGCAGAAGATAAAACTGTTATCGTTGAAGGTTCTTTTAAGAATCCAAGTGCTGAATTTATCGGTACATTCGGTATGCCTAACTTAGGTAAACTTAAAACTATCATTGGCTTTGATGACTATGATGCTGATGCAAAAATCAACGTTACACGTGTTGACCGCAATGGTGTTTCAACTCCAGAAGCAATTCACTTTGAAACAAAAGCAGGTGACTTTGTTAATGACTATCGACTAATGTTAGAAGCAATCGTTAATGAAAAGGTTAAGAGCGTATTGTTTAAAGGTGCTACTTGGAACGTTGAATTTAACCCAACTGTTGCTGGTATCATGCGTCTTAAGAAACAAGCAAGTGCTAACAGTGA